TCCCTCGGCCAAAATCAATACACAATTGTTTGATTTATCGGTTCCCGCGAAGTTGGCATCCACGAAATTATTGATACCGCGCACTGAGCGGGTTTTACTGCCATCCATTTTCTTTTTTGTCTTGCCGGCTTCTTTCGTCTCGGTCAACTGACACGCCATATCCATCACCCCCATCTTGGCCAGTTTCTCAATGAAACCATCCGAAACGGTACATGTGGAACCGAAATTACTGGAAGGCGTGTTCATGAAATCTTTCGTCTGGCTGTCAAACGAAGGATTTTCAATATCGCACCGCAAAAACAACATCAATTGTTCTTTAATCGTGGCCTGATTTACCACAATCTTCTTCTTTTTCTCAATATACGCACACAACTTGCGAAGAATCTGACCGAGAATATAATCCACGTGTTTGCCGCCCTTGTTCGTTGAAATGCCATTGACAAAGGAAACCTGGATGAATTCTTGTTTGGGCGTCAATGCGACTGCATATTCCCAACGGTCACTGGTTGATTCGTAGACACGTTTGCTTTCATCTTTTGATCCAATATAAAGGTCCATGTATTGGGTGAAATTCTTGACAGGTAGAACGGATCCATTATAAAGAACGCGAATCTTCTTGTCCGTTACTGCGCCAATGTCATAAATACGCTTGATCATGAGCGCCATCATGTCTTTAGAAAGCCCGTCAATACCCAGACGTTTGTAATCGGGAATGAACGAGACTTTGGTATAAGGTTTAGAACCTTTCGTTTTTGTGATTTTAGGGGGTTCTATGGTTTCCAAATTGTCGAGAAACGTCTGGGTATACTTGAGTCCGCGAATGTGATCAAACGTCTCTATAGATCCCCATGTTGACCAAATGAGAACCAGCTTGAATCCGAACCCGTTTTTACCTCCGACTATTTTTTTCTGTGTTTTGTCGTAGTTCGTAGAGGTGCGCAAATGCCCGAAAATCATCTCCGGGATCCAAATATCTTCTTCTGGATGTTTGGCGACATCGATGCCGTTGCCGTCGTTCGTCAATGTAATCTTACCTGTTGTTTCTTCTATATCAACCTCAATACTTGTAACGACTTTCTTGTCCGGTGCAGTACTTTGAATCATTCGGATGACATGATCGCGACAGTTGACCACGCCTTCATCCAACAATTTGTAAAGTCCAGGTACGTATTCAATCGGTTTTAGAATAATCTTCTTGGAGACATCGTCAAAAACCCATTGATCGGCATCTACTTTTTCTACAGAACCGATGTAGGTGTCTGGATTGTCCAAAACGTGTTGTTTGTCGGTTTTGCGTTGGTATTGAGAAGCAAGATCAGTCATTTCTATGTTTATACCGTTTAAACGTCTTTGTTGGAATTCAATTTTTTGTGTTTACATCTATTATAGTATAAAGCTTGAAACATGAAAAAATGTTTTTCCGCCAACGTGGTTCTTATGGATAAAACACATACGTCGTTAGACAGAAGCAATTCGTCTTCGACATTACAATATTCTAATTTCATTAGCCGCAGCCGAGCCGCCAGAGTATATCAAGGGCAACCGTCGGCGCTGACAATAAAAAAGGTAGGACTGACCACCGCTGAGATCTATTTTTCATTCATCGGATCACCTCTTTCATATCAAATCATACTGACCAACCATATATCGGGAACGAAATATTACTCAGCAAACCATACAGAGTTTGTTTCCGTTGGATATTACAAAGTAACCGGACTTGTCCCGAATAATGAATATGAAGTTAATGTGATTGCGTATTATGTGAGCGGGGATGTATTTTCCGTGAATTTTCCCAAGTCTTTTACCACTGCAACCGCACAGGGGGTTGTGAAAAGTATTCGGTTTGAGAATCCAACGGGCAAAACATATACAATCGATTCGGAGAGTAAAAACAAGACGTCGTTTGATATTATATTCACACCCTTGAATGATAACCCCGAATACGAAGTAATCGTGAAAGATGTGTCTTTTATTAAATTTCCTCATAGTCAAATAACTGTTCCTATTGTTTCGTTCAATACCGCATATGATGTAAATATAAATTCTCTGTATGGTGTCAACCCTGATTATTACGTATATACGGCGAGCAGAACTCATTCCACTTTGAATGAGAAACACATGAGTTATTTGTCTATTGCTTCTGTTCAAAATACGTCGGTTGATCTCTCGTATACCTTTGTGGATATTTCCAACATAGCTTATAAACTGTTTATAGAACATGTTTGCGTGAAAACAGATACATCATATAATGGTGTATTTCACGTGTCAGATTTGTCCATAAATACAAGTTACGGTAATACGTATGTGTCTGTGAGATACCCAAGTACAGAAAATGAGTATATCAATAGATTACCCGACATCAGTTTTATTACGTTGAACGAAGGAAATGCGCAAATTGATAGTATTACGATACGAAATACGGAAATCAGCATCTTGTTTTCCAATCCATATGGTGATTCTAAAACTTTATATGTAAGTCTTAAAAATGATGCTGATATCCAAATCGGAGAAGAAATCGCCTTTACAGAAAGGAATGGATCACACACGTTTAGAAATTTACGTATAAATCAATCATATGTAATCTCAATTAAAAGCGTGTATGGAGGCCGTTCGTATTCAGATTGCGTTCAAGAGGTAAGGACATTGAACGAAGGTCCTGTAGAAAATATCATTAGAAAAAATCCGGACCTATTTACAACCAGATTTTTATTTGACCTTTCTTACGATTTCCAAAAGGTGTCTACGTTAACGTATACGTTGTATGATAGTTCGTACACTATAAGTAGAGATCGGATTTCGTTGTATGATGTAGAACAAACCAGAGCGGTAATTGACGTCAGTTTCGTTGATTTGTATGATTTATCTGTAAATACCGCGTACATTATTAAATTTGTTTCTGTTTATCAAACCAGTAATAATTCTTATACAACACCCGATATCAATTTTGTTACAATAAAGGATAAAACGTTTTACAATGAGAATTCGTTTTTGTCGGCGACTCGCATCAAAGGAGACTCTTTAGTTTTAACACTTTCAGAAGGAACATACTATAATAGTCACGATATCAGTTTTAGCAATCGGTACTCTAATTTTAGAATAAGTACGGGGGGATGGACACAGGAAAATTCAAGTTCCGTCTATTTCATAAGCAACTTGGACAAAGATACAAGTTATAATTTTGAGGTGACTTCATTTTTCACCGCGGGAGACGAAGGTTATTTGCACAACCCAATTCACGTTAAAACGCGCAATGAAGGAGTAGCAAATATATCAAATATTTTAGTTTCCGATACAAACGCAAAAATAACGTGGAGTTATGATGCAGACATTTCTATGATTCGGGTTCCTAACCAAGTTGTAGCAGATTTCAGTTGTAACATATACGGACTTTCTATGAACACGATATATGAATTCAATACCGAAACTATTTACAAGACGACCAACAATTCTTACATATCGTCTGTCGTTTTTCGCACACTTAATGAAAAAGCGCCGACCTACTTAATTAATACATATTTCGATATTGAAGAAGCGGGAGATACGGTGACAAGAATTGAAGCACAAAACACGTTTACAGATCTATTGGATATTTATAGTACAACCATTAACATCAATGGCCAATCAACAATGACAATGGTATTAGATGTGACAATGTTAGATCGGTTTAGTAATTATAGTGGAAATATCGTCACTCTATACAATCAAAAACAACCCCATGGATATTATACTTATAAAACCAAGCCATACATAATAGATTTTTCGTTTGAGACAATTGCATATAAACCAGTGTATACCGTAGATTCATCTTCCATTCATATGGCATGGTATGACATTTCGATTAATCCCATCCGGGATATTTCATATTCCATTCATATTTTCAATAACGGAGTATATGATGTAAGCGGTGACGTATATTCTTTTGATATTTCGGGTTTAACGTTAAACACGAATTACGACATTTCATTCATTCGTCGCTTTTCGTCTGGTGCAACAAAAACGGAATTTGAACGTGTACGGACATCTTTCCAGGGAAACGCATCTTAATTTATTTTCTGTATTTACATAAAATGAGCGTCGTACAAAATTCAGGAATGCAAGGAACAAATGTAGTTATAGATATTAGTAATATTAACCCTTCTGAAGTTTTGGAAAATGTTATAAAACTATACAGAGACTCGTATCGCGACGTAAATTATAGAAGCCAACGCTCTGTTATTGACATGGATGTAAGCAATAATTATGACGTAAGTTACAGTTTTCAGATATTCACCACCTATGCTAGTCCAAACACATCTTCGTTGAATGTGAAGTATATAAACGGAATAGTATATACTTCCGCTGTTATTCCTTTCCGCGTAGAGCCTTATAAAGCACCAGAGGTGATCAAAAATGGAACATTCTCGTTCCCTACAGATATCCAACCTGAATTTATAAAAGGCGTGACGAGAGACATCCCTTCTCCGTGGTTCGGAGAATTATGTTTACTTTCTGAAAATGTGAACTCATCTACGAACATATCGGTCAAATATTTAAATATTCCGGAAGTTTCAAACCATGTCATTTTATACAACCCCAAACCGGGCACAGCAACATTTCCCAGATTGTATCAAGAGTTTCCTTTTTTGTTCAAGGATTATTATAAACTTAATTTTTACGTGGCGAATCATGTTCCAGCAGGAAGTCCGTTTGCATATTCAACTTCATCCAAAACTATAAAATATCAAATAAAACTGATCGCAGACGATATTGTTCTATTTGAGACATCGCCAATACCATCCAATGAGTCGTCGTGGAATAAATTTGAAATCCTCTTTTATTTTCCGTTTTCTTATAAAAATGTAACATTCGCCATTCAGAGAACTAAAAATGAATTTAATAATTTATTTGTGACTGACATTTCACTTACTGGCATTGGACAAATATTTGATACATCATCACCACATACAACATTTATAGAAAACGAATGGGTATTGCCGAGGGAAACACAAGTTAATTCATGGAAAGGAATCATGCCAGAAGGAAACATAGTCGGCAATGTGTATAGCCTTTCGTCTAATATGACGATTGGGTTTTGCTTATATATCCATAATGATAATAATAGTAGCAGCGAATATAAGGGTATATTTGATTTGGCAGGACATCCTTCCATTTACTTTAAAGAAAATACATTAAAAATAGACAACGATGGAGTTACCCGTATTCAAACCGTATCGGGACTAAAAATTCCTATATACTATCATGTCACATTTGACCAAAATTATATTTGTCTTTATATTAACGGGGAGTTTGAGAGTTCAATCGGCTCCTCTGATTTCTTCACAGAAGCAAGTCCAGAAGATTTGATTTTTATCGGCACTCCTGAAGTGAAAACGCGTGGTTATCTTATGAATGATTTAAAAATGTACGACTTTCCACTTCAAAAGTCTCAAATCCGTGAATTATTCAAATCGTTGGATTACTCTCAAATTGGTAATTCTTCAGATCTTACCGGACATTTTGTCACGGTGGGGATGGGAACGTCGTCCTTTTTCCAAGAAGATGTTTCGTTTAGTTTAAATAATGGGCAAGTGTTGTCCAATAAAATTATATTGTACACTCCACTGATGAAAGATGTGTCATTTAACTCTACTTCTACTAAATCTTCGTATTCCGTTACACTAACGTTTTGGGGAAGGAATCTAAACGGGAAGATGTCTTTTAAAAACGATAATAATCAGTCGCTCTTGGATATTACTTGCGACTCCACCCAGATTATTCCCAGTCTAAATACATCATTGGCAATACCACGGAATTCTAATGACTTGCAACATTATTCATGGACTTTTGATATTTCCGGCGAGTCAAAATCATATCTTAACGGTTACATGTATGACGCATCTATAAATGAAAAAATAACAACAAACTTATTCACCGATTGTTCATGTATAAGTTTCAACTTGTCTGAGACATCAGAAATAGGCGAATTTAAAATATTTGACAAAACATTGTCCCCGACCGAAATTTTAACGAACTACTATAACTACTATAGTATAAGTTCTACTTATAACTATCAATCCGGTATTTATATAGTGACTATAAATGCACCAGAGAACGTGGCGTATAGCATTGAAAAAAATAATAAAGTAACTATCGGATATGGACGCGATAATGTCGACATATCAATGAGCGCGATTGATCTGAATAGTTTTCATAAGAGCAAGGGCATTATAAAATTCACCCTGACGGAATATAACATTTTTACTAATATTTATGGATCCGGTAACCCATATGTAACGGTTGAAGATTTATCTGACAATGAGATTACAGACATATCCGAAAACACCACATTTCAAGTGAAACTACATAATGCGCCGAAAAATGACGAATATTATGCATTTACCATTGCGGGAAGCGTAGACACAAAAGACTTTTCGGGAGGAACGAGCGGGTCTATAATGAATCAGATTCCGATTCAGATCACGATGAAAAAAGATTATAAAACGGAAGGTACTGAGCCTTTAATATTCTCTATTGCCGACTTGAAAATAGGAACAAGTGTAAATGTATTGGACACAACAAAGAATATGCTATCTACTGATCCGTACCCTTATTATAGGACAGGTGAAGTTTTCGTGGTATCTTTACAAATCCCAATAGATGAGAAGGATCTTGACGATGTGCTTGATATATCGTATGAACTTATAGATTGTGATGGTTTTGCAAACCGAGTAGACAACGAAACCGCTTTGACTTTCCACAGAGAGTCAACTAATATACATACGATTGATATATCTTTTATTGCAATAACACCGGAAGCGAGTAGAGTATTTACATTGAAATTGTTAGAATATGAGTCATCGGTTGAAGTGGTGATTAACGATATTCTCCGTCCGGAATTGATATTATCCAAAACATCTGTCAATGAAGGTGACAGTGTGATTTTAACACTTAAATCTCCGTTAAGTTGGAATGGGTTTCATGTCCCATTTTTTATTATTAAAAATCCAACAAACGGTATAAATAGCGAGGACGTATCTTGTGACGATTTAAATTATTCCCAAACAGACATGTCGGGTGTTTTTGTGGTTCAAGATGCAAGTTCGTCGTTAGTTTTCGCAATAAATCCGAATAATAGTTATAGCGAAGGGAGAGAAACGCTGACTTTTTGTCTTTCAGAGTATAGTGATATATCGGCATCTGTGTTTATAATAGATACATCCATGCCAGTAAGTTGTAGATGGGAAATAACAGACCTTACTGACAATGTGATTTCAACAATTAACGAAGGGGAATCATTTAAAGTGTCGTTGATAACGAAAGGAATTGCCGATACTACAGATGTAAGCTATACGATCACCGGTATAGTTCCGGTAGATTTATTGGGGTCGCAAGATACAACTGGCGTTTTCAATGTGAGCAACAACACCCGACAATTTAGTATTTTAAATGATTTATCGACAGATGGGTCCAAATATATGGTATTTACGACTAATTTCAACGATCCACTTATTCTTGATGTCTCGGCAAGTATTTTTATAAATGATACGAGTCAATCACCAGATTATCAAGTGACATCAAATGTGGTCAGTCCACAAAACGGTTCATCTTTCATCATTAGTTTTAAAATAGCAAATTACAGTTTCTTGACAGAAACACAGAAAAACGAACAATTGAGTTATACGGCCACACTACAGAATCCGAGTGGTATACATAATAAAATAAGCGGACCTTTACAAGGAAGAATTATTTCCAGCAATGGAACATTAACACAAAGTGGAATGATTCATTCTTTTGTATATACTTTGAAAACATCAGAACAGAATACATTTATATTTACAATGGGAGGTAAGAGTTTACAAGTTAATTTGAATAGTACTAATTAATATAAATGAAATTATAGCTATAGATATTATGATTAAAACTGTGTTTGTTTTGGTATCTGATTCCGCATATTTACATAGAGCCAAAAAAACAATAATAGACTTACGATCGGCTGGTCAATGGCACGGCGATTTGGTTTTAATAAATGTAGGGAATGCAGTTCTCAATCAAACGTTTTTAGATTTCTATAAAATAGAAGACAAACGTTTCCCCGAAATTCAAGAAAAACGCGTATTGGCTGGGAATATTTTAAAGAATATTGAGTTTAAAGATACAATCGACGGGCGTGAAATCAGATTGATAAATCAATGGGAAAAACTTCACGTGATGGATCCGTACTTTAAAAAGTGGGAGCGCGTTGTGTTTTTGGATGCAGGTACGAGGGTATTATATAATGTGAACGATAGTATTTTAGCATTAGACTACAAAGACAAGTTTCTCGCACCCGACGACGGAGGAAACTATTGTACATTGCCAAACCCTAATAAATTGTTTGAGAGTCAGATCAGCCACAGTGATCCGCAAACGATGGCGATTTTGAAAACCGATTTCCCGAATATTAAGGATCTTAAAGAATCCTACTTTTTGAATTGCATGTGGATGTATGACACGAGTATTCTGGATATATGCACAAAAAAGGAAATGGTGGATGGGATTCTGAAATATCCGATTTGCAAAACGAACGAAATGGCCTTGATGAATTTATTTCTTCATTTTAAGTATGGATTATGGACGAGGTTTCCCAAGTTCGCATCAAATGGACGAATACTGTTTGACTGGTGTGAACTAAACAATCCACAACCCAGTACTTGGCGGGATTATTGTTTTCTCAAATATCCGAACAGTATAATGTTTGAGGATACGTAACCATATAATAATTTCAATCGTATAGTATATAATGAATCGTTATTTTTTATTATATATAATAAACAGTTTGTTTACTTATAGAGATAAAACAGAAGGAAATGTCGGCATTGGTAAACTTCCAAATGAGCTAACATCTATATTAGATAAAATATCAAACGACTTTATTCATCTTGTTCCTGACAAAACAGATAGTACATATCATACATACTATAGCAATTTGTCGGGTGATCTGAAAGAAAACTTTGATAAAATACAACATGATGCTTTCTGGAATGATATTTGCGATACTCCTGACTGTGTTAAACAATGTGTCACGGAAATGAATGAAATTTATTACTCGAACTTCAAACCGAATTTTGAAAAAAATAATTTATACGGTGCCGCCGCAAATCTTATACCTCATCGGGATTGCATATTGTTTCATTTTGAAGGGATTCGTTTTTATAGAGTTATTATAGGATTAACTGACAATAACAATGACACTTCAACCGAGTTTATACATTTCAATTTAGAACATAAAATAAATAGAGGAGATTATATGTTATTTGACTTTGATAGAACTTTACACCAAGTGAAAAAATCGGGACAACAAGAAACGCCACGAATTTTGTTGAAATTGCATTTTATAGTGTGTGAACAGTGCAATTATTCAGACAATTATATCAAACTTATAAAGACTTTATATATATATTATTACTACATTGCTCGTTATACAGAACAAATCGGTACAGATCCGAAAACGTTCTTGGGTTTCTTTTTCGGTTTATTGTGGGAATGGCCGTTTTACACAGAATTCAAATACATGACTCTTGCACTGTTCACGACGATTGTCTTTTTTTTAAATGTCGTTTATAAAATTAAAAATGTGGAAAAACTATTTGGTTGTTCCATGGTCACTCTTTTTTCTGTCTACTTGATCATCGTGTCGGCTTTTTATGTAAGATATATTTTGTTTCATATTAAATAGTAGGTCAATGTGAAATGAATCCCAAATAAAGCGAATATATGAGCAATAAGATGACTGTAAATATGGTTGTCACAGCACCACTCTTTTTCTGAATAAAAGTTTGATGCATAAAAGAATACAAACATGATTCCCATGGAAATAAAAAACGAGATATTTTGGAATTGAAACGCAACATTATAGACGATAAATGCCAATATAGTTATGCGTGCACAAGCCGCGTCTATTGTATGAATAAGAGTATTCCGGTTTTTTATAGGATCAGACCAGAATAGACAAGAAAAAATGTCATATTTAAAATTAAAAACAATAAAAAGGGCGAAGAGTTTTCTATAAAATATTCATGGTTATATGAAAACGGTATGACCCATAAGATGCTCGTTATTGCAGGCGCAGAGTGTCTCATCATCGCAGTAATCTATTTTATTCGGTTTATATACATTTTTCTAATCGTTGCAAAACAATCTATTCATGTTCACCCCTTCGCGATCAATCTCAGGTGTCTTGAATAGTGAACGAATCATGTCATCGTCACGAAACCGAACTGTATAATCTTGTTGATGTTTGTTTCTTCCGATTCTTCCCATGGCCTGGAGAATTTTCTGAGGGGTCATGTTTTTCAAATCTTTGCCGATGAATCCATGACAGAACTGATAATTCGTTCCGTAAATGTAGTCAGACGACGTTAAAATCAATAACAGTTTTTGTTCTTCTGCCAGTCGTTTCACGATTTCTTCGTATTCCTTTGACTCGTGTTTAATAAGCACTCCGACGCCCATTAAAATCAATACTTTGTAACTGACGTTAATCTTCATCTCCATAATTTCCTTTACGGTTTGTTCGTCAAGATCCGAAGTGAACGAAGCGTTTGTATTTGAGGTAGGCGCCCATTTTTCCCTGTGTTCTTTGGAATTCGGAACGTATATTTTGTTCAAAGACAGATGAAATAGCTGGGACCTCAAATTAAGAATACTATCTTTTATGATTTTGGTCGCTTCGTCTGACCCTTCTTTCTCTCTATGTTTTGTTTTGGGTTTCTTCTTATCATCGCCGTCCAGCGCAGAATTGTCCTTGACTTTGATCCTCTTTTCCAACTCCTGTTCCAGTCTTTCTATTCCATCAAACAAGGTTTCATTTGTTTTGATCCCATCCAGAAGTTGTTTCAATACAATATCTGGAATTTCGCTTTGCTGTACGTAAAACTTTGCCAAGTTGGCTATATTGTCCGCCAAGAAAATCGTCGGCCCATCCGTCAACGTATACGCGTCTTTCGTTGTCAACTGTATTCCCGCCAATGGTCCCTTACTATTCTGATTGTACTTTTTCGCCTGTATAGAAGACATGAACGACCGAGTCCGAACAAATTCATCGGATTCTATATTCTCAAGAAGCACTAAATAGTAAAGCTTCAAATTGTGCATTGTGACTTTTGAAATGTCTTCAAACCACTGGTCCATCCAGTAGTCCGAATGAATGAGGTTGTGTTCATGAACGAATATGACGAAATGAATGATTTCCTCCAGGTCAAAATACCGAAGCAGCGTTTTATTGTTTGAACAAAACGATGCATATGTTTTGAGCTCGTCTGTGGTGAGGCAATGAATATGCGGCATAAAACTATACCCCTCGCTCGTCAATATAGGAATAGATTTTTTGCAATCATAAGATGAGATTGAATGGATCATCGCATTATCAAACTGTGACCGGAAGTCTTGAAGACAATCTTGAATTTCACTCTCTTTTGGAAGCGTTGCCGAGGAAAGAACCATGTTGGGAATTTTGTTATTACACCAATTTTCTTTAATCGTTTTGTGAAGCGGATGGTCTTCATAGTCGAGTGTCATGGTCGGTTCATCCCAATACGTCAACAAATTTGTAGGTTCGTTGAACGCCAACATATAATGCATTGCATGTAAATACGAATGCACATCGCAAATCATAATTTCCACCTTCTCTCCGTTGCTATGATCTACTTTCCAGATACCGCCTGTCTTATAGTTTCGTTGGAAATCAATTGCAGAGAAATAGTGCAAACGAATGTCACTTATTTCGTCGCAACCAAAGGCGAAGGCCACCTTTTTATCAATAGAAATGGCAGATTTTGCCAAAGCCAACCCGACATGCCTTGCGACACAAACGAATATAATTTTATATCCATTTGAAAGCCCAATTGGAGATAACGTTTTCCCCGTCCCAGTGGGGGCAGTGTATAGGATGAGCTTATTTTCTTTTCTTTTGCAAACAGTAAACAATTCTTTTTGGTGAGAGAAGAGGGTTTTGTTTTCGTATTTGTAGAGTCTCGCGTTTTTCTCAATAAGAGCATATGAATTGGAAACGATCGTCTCAATAGAAACCTTATGTTTGCCGAAATCAATGATTAAGCCGATCAACTCCAATACGTGCGGATTCGTATGTCTCAGAACAGCCTTTCTCCATTCTATAAGAGTATACAACTCCAAATGAAATTTTTCTTTTTTCAGATAGTTTTTCAAGATAACCTTCGCCAAGTCCATACAGTCAAACTCATAAATGTCTGCCCGGTTGGTTTGGATTCGCTTATCAACGGTTTGAATACGAATGGCATCTGCGCTTTTTATTTTTTTCAATACCTTTTTGTCTACTTTGAATTTGGAAAACGGTTCCCACGATGACTTCAGCTTGTCTAAGTATTCACGAGTGATATCATTGAAATACGTCTCAAACAAGAATGCGTGGATTTCTGAAGTGGGCTGCATCTTCATGAAAGATATCATGTTATTAGACGAGTTCATGAGAATATCTACTTTAGAATACCCATCTTGAATCATACTGAGAATGATCTTCTCTGATTCTGGGACTGGAATCTCAATGGATTCCCACTCCGATCGCGAAAGTTTGGTCTGATTAAGAATGTCCATTTGTTGTTAATATTAATTAATGAAATGTTATCGGCTCGTTCTTAATTCAATTTTTTACACTCTTGGTAATTCATATCATCATATGAATCCATGGTGGAAACCCACCCCGCCGAAATTGATTAGTTTTGATTTCCTGCAAACCATACTAATAAGAAAGTCGTCTGAATATTTATTATTAAACGTATTACCGATTGATGATCAAGACTGTCTCATCCGTGGCACTATAAATGCAAATAATGAAGAGCAAATTCTCAACCAAATGATTGAATCTATTGCAACCCCTAATAAGAAAATAGTAATTTATGGTAAAAACTGCAACGACGAAAAGGTTTCCGCCAAACTCGATCAACTGCAAAAACTTGGATTGACCGACGTATTTGTATATAGAGGAGGTTTATTTGAATGGATGCTGCTACAAGATATTTATGGAGAGAAGGAATTCCCCACTACTAAACGCGAAATAGACATTTTGCGGTTCAAATAAGGGGGGCGAAGCCCCCCTTTGACCCCCGTAAACGGGTGGGCCTCATATTGGGGGGCTGCGCCCCCATTTAGGGGTGGGTGTTTTAGGGTTAGGGTTAGGGTTAGGGTTAGGGTTAGCATTCGGCAATAGTTTAACAAATACGAATCGTCCAACAACTGTCAATATGATCTTCTACTTTTCCATCCATCCAAATACGGGTATTCCTTTGTTTTTTTGTTCTGAGATATTCACAAACAACATATTCTACAAACATTCCAGGACAACAATGGATAGAGAAATAGAAACGAAAATCATTGAAAATATGATAACGAAACATACCGTCCCTATAAAATCCCTCTCGGATATTCTGATTTCGTCTCATCAAAAAATGATTCAACATTATCATTCGTTTATCTGATTTCGGTATTTCCAAAATAAAATAAGATGCAACTTCCCAAATCATATCATCTGGTAAGACATGTAATATTTTGTTCAGCAGGAGAAGATCCATGAGAAAAATATGCCTATTGTTTTTATGTCGTTTATTCTTTAATTTCTACCCGTTCTCTTGTGGCACAAAGCCCGAGATTGAAAAGAGTTTGGGACTGGCGAACTACTGACAATGCACGATGTAGAGATATTGAAGTGCACAGTTAAGATGGGCTAATGTATAGATAGATGACCCTGGCATTATTAGATATCGATTGGACCACTTTCGGATTTATGGTATGGAGTCCGGGAAAAACCTGGTCGCATCATTTCTAACTTCACCCAATAAAAGATGGCGACAAGTCGTAATTTACAAAAATGGTACGAAATGTATTGACCCCGGGAAGTGTGAACACATATGAAGTGACCCATCCATCACTACCACCCATATATTTTCTCAGAATTTGCTTGACGCGAGTACCATTAACTCCATATGGATGAGAGGGTTCGTTACTATGGACGACAATAATTCCGTCATACATGTTTTTGAACGGTGAGTTGGTATTAATGAGTGTGTTTTCTAAAGGGACAACCCGAAAACGTATAAAATCATCTAGTTGCTGATACTCCACGAATGTTTTTCGCGCAAACTCATGATAATCACTGGCGAATACTGTATTGTTATGTCTTGACAAAATATCGGAACGATCATACGGTGTTTGAATAAAATTAGTGGTTCTATAGGGTTGCTCATCTACTAACGCACCGTCGGCTGGCATAGATTGAATTTCCATATTCAAAAATGCTCTATACCGAGGCTTTAATAATACACGTAAAATGGCCGCGTTTGTTTTCATCAGCACCTCCGCTCTATTGATCGGGTTAGCTAGATGTTGAGTTCTATAGTCATGTCCCATAGAAAAAATCTCAGATTGTAATTCCCGGGGCATTTTTTGCAAACGATCAAAAATTGTAGCCGTCCCTTTTCGGATTCGCATTTCTGCTCGCAAATCTCTGGTCATGTCATCTCCCACCATGTTCTTAATATCATCTGCACTTCTTTTTTTCCTTGTTGTTTTTATCAAACGAGTTTTTCTCTGTCGTGGTAAGCTTACACTTCTCGCCTTTCGTACGCCTCTGTTCATTGTAATATATATAATACAACGATATATTATTCTTACTAAAGTTTTTAACGAGATTATTCGTAAATAAAATAGACATTTCGGATGATCTATAATATGAATAAGAATAGGTGGGGGTCATAGGGGGGCTTCGCCCCCATATAATATGAATACGAATAAATATATAAATCTATAGACATTATATATTTAGCCATGGATCCACTTTTGCAAGAATCTGATGATCGCTTCGTCATGTTCCCAATTCAAGACGACGACATATGGAAAATGTATAAAAAACAGGTTGATTGCTTTTGGAGAGCAGAAGAAGTAGATTTATCCAAAGATTTGACTGATTGGTCGAAACTGACGAGTGATGAAAAGTTTTTCCTCTCCATGGTCCTTGCGTTTTTCGCAGCAAGTGATGGTATTGTCTTGGAAAATTTGGCCGTACGATTCATGTCTGATATTCAACTTTCCGAAGCCCGTGCGTTTTATGGATTTCAAATTGCAATGGAAAACATTCATTCTGAAATGTATAGCGTTTTGATTGACACGTTTATTCAAGACGGAGCACATCGTCAAAAGTTATTCCAAGCCACGAAAAACTATCCCTGTATTGAACAAAAAGCGAACTGGGCAAAGAAATGGATGAACGATAATGAATCATCTTTTGCAACTCGTTTAGTCGCATTCGCATGTGTAGAAGGCGTATTTTTTAGCAGTTCTTTCGCATCTATTTATTGGATTAAAAAACGCGGTTTGCTTCCTGGCTTGACGTTTTCAAATGAGTTGATATCGAGAGACGAGGCATTGCATACCGAGTTCGCAATACTTATTTATAGCAAACTAAAAAACAAGTTAAGTCAGGAAAAGGTACAATCTATAATAAAAGAGTCGGTTGAAATAGAAAAAGTGTTTATCACAGAGTCGTTGCCGTGTCGTTTGATAGGTATGAATAGTAAAATGATGACTCAGTACATAGAATTCGTCGGCGATCGGCTTTCCATGCAGTTGGGATATGAAAAAATATACGGAGCCACAAACCCGTTTGATTTCATGGAACTGATCAGTATAGATACCAAAGTGAATTTTTTTGAACGTACAAATTCGGCATATGCTTTGGCCAACAAAGAAGTTGATATTGACGTGTTTGATTTTACTGCTGATTTTTAATTTAATATTTAGGGAGATTATATATACACTTATGGATTTGAAAGAGTCGTTCATTGATATTGAATTACAAGCTGACAAAGTAGAAGAACCAGAAGCAAATGTATCTATTTCTGAAGTATATGCATCGGGAAATCATTTCATAGATAAGTTGGCTACTGAGCTGGATGATATTAAAAAGAAAAATACGGAAATAAATGCGGGTCGGCCTATAGATTCGTTTTTCAGCAACAGTCCATTGACCATGTCTGTATGTTCATCCAGATTGAATTCTGAATCTGATACCATGGAAGAAAACAATACAGTAGAGTCCAAGAATAAAAAGTTTGTGAAACTAACATACAAAGAAGTGGAAGACTCATTAAATCGCCATTACTCCAAGGAATTGCAGATCTCAAGC